GACGACCAGCTTTATTTTCACTTTTTCGAGGTAAGAATATACGACGAGATATGAAAGATAAAAAACCATTAACGCCGGCGCAGATCAAAGCCTTACAGGCCGAGAAAGATGCTAAAAAGTTAACCGGTCAAATAATTATAAAACGATGAGACTCGAGATACCTGACTTAAAGGGCGCAGCGCTTTTTAAGTTTCTTACTGACAATGAGAAAAGCCTGATCGCTCAGAAAAAATATGAGCTCAAGCAGGCTGACGCTGTCTTTCACTCTGGTATCGTTGAGAACGACAAAGGCCTCGCGGTCAAGGCTAACGCGGGCGCGCTCCTGGCCGATAAGACCGAGCTCACCGTCACGAGCGTAATTAATACGACGTATTGGTACGACTCTCACGGTGACGTTCACGTCGACGGGCTTTGGAAAAAGTCACTCTCTGAGAGCAAAGGCCTGTATCTTTTGCAAGAGCACTCGATGAGCTTTAAGGGTATCATCTCGGACGAGGTGAGGGCCTTCACAAAGTCGATCGCCTGGCAATCTCTCGGAGTCAATCGCGAGGGGTACACCGAGGCGCTGGTCTTTGAGAGCAGGGTCAAGCAGAGCCGAAACGAATATATGTTTGGGCAGTACCGCGACGGGCACGTCAAAAATCACTCGGTCGGTATGAGGTACGTGACGATCGACCTCGCCCTTAACGACGAGAATTACCCAGCGTATAAGGCGCTCTGGGATAAATATATCGACAAGATCGCAAACCGCGCAGACGTCGAGGAGGCCGGCTTTTTCTGGCCGGTTACTCAGGCTAAAGTCGTCGAGGGGTCTGCGGTTCCGATAGGATCAAATGTAATTACACCGACTGAGTCGGTTAAACATATTGAGCCGCCTGCGGGCACTCAAACGGGGGCCGCAAATCGCACCCGCGTCAAATCGGAGCTTAACAAATTATTATCACTCACAAAAAAAGTAAAATGAAAAGAAAATTTTTTAAACTACCTGCGCAACCGGTAAGATATGCGCCGACGATTACGTCCCGCAGGATGCAGCTCGGTATCTCTCGCGCGAACGTAGCGTATAAGTCTGACGGGGGCACAGCCACCAAAGACGAGGACCTGAGCGAGGCCGAGGCGATCGCAGCGATCGGTAACCAAGTCGAGGGCTTTCAGTCGATGCACGGAGAGAAAGCGAATAAAGAGGAGTATGAGGCTTAGAAAAAGCAGCTTACTGACCTGCAGAGCAATATCGGCAAAATGGAGGCTGACAAGATCAGCGACGCGATCACGGCGATCAATAAAGCAAACGAGTCAATTCACAAGCAGCTTATCGAGATCCAGGAAAAGGCAGCGCAGGACAAAGAGGCCAGCGATGCAGGAGCCGGTAAGAAAAAGCGCCTGGTATCTGAAAAAGATATTCGCGAATTTATTAAGGTAACTTTCGGCGAGGACGGTAAAACAAAGACCAAAGTCGACGCGCAGATCGAGATCGCGACAAATAAAGCCGCTGAGAATTTCAGTACCGCGACTTTTTACGAGGGAGGGGCTGACACCGATAGCACGGCTTTTACTGGCCGCTTTATCGATCCTGAGCTTTACCAGCGCCGCAGAAAGACCAATATCATCCTTGACTATTTCGATATCAGGACGATCAACGTGCCGACTCTGGTATACCTGATCAAGGTCGAGGACGGTGACGACGCAGGCAGCTCGAGCGGTGACTCTGGCGGTGCTGAGTGGATTACTTGCGGAGCCGAAAAGCCTAAGCGCTCTTTCCGCGTTACGACTGGCCGCGTTGATGCTAAGAAAGTCGCGATCTTTGGAACGGTCGAGGACTGTCTTTTGCAGGACGTCGCAAGCCTTGAGCGCTGGGTACGCGAAGATTTCATGGATGAGATGAGAGAGGAGATCAACGACGGGCTTTTGAACAACAACCCAGCCGTTAACCCTGACGCGCCTCTGGGTCTGAAACAAAACGCGATTTTGTTTACTCCGAGCCCTGGGTACAATAACGTTTTTACCGCTAACACGACCAACTATATCGACCAGCTTATCGCTGCTTTTGCCTCGATGAGGTACTTGCGCGAGGAGGCTGCGATCGCTTTCGTATCGTCTGACGTTTGGTATCGGATACAGCACTTGAAAGACACCGAGCAGCGTTATCAGAATAATAATTTGGTGTATACGAACGTGCTTAATCAGCTCTTTATCGCTGGTGTGCTGATCGTGCCCGTTGACCAGGAGGACGTACCGAGCACTCACGTTTTAATCGTCGGTAAAGATCTCGGCTTTAAGATTTACGCTTACGGTCCTATGATCTTCGAGCGCGGTCTTAACGAGGACGATTTTCGTCACGATCGTACGAGCTTCAGAGGGTATCAAAGATTTTTGTCCTTTATTGCCGAGCACAGAGAGAACTCTGTACTTTACGATACTTGGGCAAATATCAAGGCCGGTATCGAGGCTTAAAAAAGCTCGGTCAATTTCATACCGTCAATTTTAAAAATCAAGTATATGGCAACAAGTAACAAAGAAAGAAACGCTCGAATCGTCACCTTTAAGGAGGATTATTTTAGTAAGGCCGGCGCAGCCGAAAAGGCGAACCCGATCTATAAAAAGGGCACTAAACACGCGATGCACGCAACTCTCGCAGCACAACTGCAGGCGAAAGGCGCAAAGATCGACGTCGCAAAGTACGACCCTGATCCTGCGGTAAGGCGACTGAAAGCGCAAAGGGCTGACAATTTAAAGAAAGCGACAAAAGCAAAGTAAAATGCTGATCGACGAGACATACTTTTTCAATCGTCTTAACTTACCTCAGACCGGTAACTCCGAGGGCCTTGCGGACGTTTTGGCTTATATTGAACAGTACGAGCCGGAATATCTTAATTGTGTCCTCGGGTACAGTCTGGCGAAGGCCTTTAACGCTGCGACCGAGGGGTCGGGCTTACCGGACGAGCAGCGCTGGGTCGATTTGATCGACGGCGCTGAGTATACCTGGGAGGGCTGTCTTTATCGCTGGTCGGGGCTCGCGCCCGTGACCGGCCTCAAGATCAGCCCGATCGCGTACTATGTTTTTTATAAGTACGTCGACGAGCGTATCACGGATTTTGTACTTGTTGGTAATGTCTCAAGCAAAACTGACAATAACCGGACCGTTAGCGCGACCGATCGCCTCGTATACTCTTGGAACAGGATGGTTGATCTTAACGTCGATCTTTATCGCTTTTTGAAAGTTAATAAAGCTCTTTATCCTGAGTGGAAAGACTGCGGGCAGTACGGCGACTCGTGGCACCTCTGCGGCTGCAAAGGCGAGAGGCTTAACTCTTGCGCCGAATTGTTCAGAAAGAAAAACTCGCTGGGACTATGAAAGAACCGGTAAGGATAGGGCAGTTAATTGGTCAGGTCGTACAAAAGACAAGCGACGCGCTCCTCTTTGACCTGATCGACGAGGACCCGATGATCACCGGCATTCATTACCTATACGGGCACTATAACGACATTAAGGAAAGGCTTTTGCAAAAAGGTAAGACCGACAAGCCTAACCGGTATCCGTTAATTTGCCTTTTCGAGGACTTTCGCGTCGTTAATCGGACGCTCGGGCTCTTTGGTACCGTCGAGCTGCGGCTCATCATCTTGCACTTTAGCCGTAAGGACGTGACAAGAGAGCAGCGTGAGACGAATGTCTTTGAGCCGATCCTCGTGCCGATATATGACGAGTTTATGCGACAGCTCAAGCTCTCAGGGTTTTTTATGCAGTACGGGCCTTTTCCTCACAATAGGATCGACCGGCCTCACTGGGGTGATCCTGGTCTATACAAATCGAGGACGGGCCAGCCAGACGGGTACATATTCGACGAAATACTTGACGGTATCGAGATTGACGGCTTACAGCTCAAAACGTATTTTAATAACTGCGAAATTTTCGCGCAACACGTCTAAAAATGGAAGGTTTAAATAAAATTTTTTGCGGGGCTGACGTCAAAAATACTGGCATTTGCGAGTGTTTCTTTGACCCTAAGCTCATCACGGGGGCGATATTCGTCCCAAAAAGTAAGGTCTTTACGTCTGCGGAGCTGCTTGACGCAAATATTGCCGCGACCTTAGCCGCTGCGGTGATCGCGGCAAAAGCCTCTCGTATCTTCCCTTTTCAGCCTTTCGAGGCGATCACGGATAATACAGAGGAGCCAACTCGCCAGACTTTCGGGTATGGCACTGTCAAGACAGTACGCGAAGGAAAGTATAACTGGGCTTTCCAGTTTATTAACGGCGGTCTGAATCTTTCGAACGCGCTGAGGACCTTTAACGGCCTGATCGGTAAGTACTCGGTAATCTTTATCGAGAGTCAAAATACTTTGATCGGCACGTCTAAGCTCGACGCTAACGGAGACTGGGGCCTCGCCGGTATACCGATGAGCGATATCTATACTCGGCCCTGGCGTCCGAGTGACGGTACTAACGTCACGAACTATACGACCGAATTTAGTTTTGACCCGATCTACATTAACGAGAATATCGCCTTTAAGAAAGTCGCGGTCGAGTCGTATCTGCTCGCAGATCTGGCAGGCCTCGAAGATATTAAGCTCTCTTTCTTCGATGAGGGCGCAGAGGGCGAGGACGAGGTCACGGTCACGGCTGAAACTGACTGCGGGAGTACTGACGTTTATGACCTGTATAAGGCCGAGCTCGCTCAAGCAGCGGCCTGGATCGTCAAAGACAGCGCAGGAGCCGCGAAAGCGATCGCCAGCGTAACGGCTGACGATGACGCAAAGGGTTGGATTATTGTCTTAACCGGTCCCGATGTATTTGAGGACGGCGACACGATCCAACTCGCAGCGCCAGCGGTGCTCGCGGCTGATCCGATCAACGTCATCGGGTACGAAAGCGACATTTTGACGACCGATTACGGTTCTTAATATAGCTGCTTTCGAGGGTTATTTATTGTTTATACTTTGAGAAAGGGCGGCCCGTAAGCCGCCTTTTTTAGAATAATATGACAACTTGCGCAGATATGCTGGCTAAATTGGAAAGGGTCGACCTCCCGTACTCGATGGGGGTCGCTATGGCTGAGACAGGTCAGGAGGCCGTCGAGGAGCAGCGCAAGCAGCTCGCGCAGGGCCTTGAGAGTAATGACTCTTATCTGCCAGACTACTCTTTTCGGTCAGTCTTTCAGTATAATAAGCCCCCAGGGCCCATAAGATTATTTGATACTGGCGCTTTTTATCGCGGTATCGAGTTTGACGTATACGGTGATATTTTTATCATTGATAGCAAAGACACTAAGACGACGATGCTCAAGGAGAGATACGGGCCAGATATCCTCGGGCTCGGCACACAGGCAAAAATTAATTACATAAGAGAGCTCGAACCGATTTTTATTAACGAAATTCGGGCTTATTTAAAATGAATCAAGCATATAATATAAAAATGACGCCTTTTATAGGCTGGCTTTTAGAGGAGACAGAGCGGCCCCCTTACTGGGACGACCTGTATAGCGAGTACATAAGCCTGAGAGAAAATAAGAGCTCTCTTTTTGTCCTCGGCCTGATCAAGGAAATAACGTACCTCAAAGCAGGCTATAAAATAGTTGAGGAGGCTTGCGCGATGCTTAACTTATGCTTTGCTCACAAGCTCGAGGACTCAGCGCAAGAGCTCAGAGCGGTCTTGCGGCTTTACAATTTTCGTCAGCCTTTGACCCTCGATAGTGAGGCGCATTTCAGCCGTGATATCAGGGCCGTACTTTCGGGCAATAAGAAAAAGATAACTACCTGGCAGCGCAAAGAGAAAGAGCTTGTCGAGTACCAAGAAAAGCACGCGGGTAAGAACTGGGACCGCAAAGGCTTTTTTGTCTGGGCGATCACTCTCGGTGAAAAGCAGGGGTACCGCGTCGACCTTGACGTCGTTACCGTCGCTGAGTGGTGTATGATGATGAACCAATACGAAAAATACTGCGAGGTCGTCAACGCGCAACAAAACTCGAAAAATTATGGCAAGCGAAAATAGAATCGACTCGATATACGACGTCCCGAAATTAACTGCGGAGCAGCAGGCCGTCGAAAAACTCGTAAAAGAAAGTATCGATCAGATCAAGGCCGCGCGCGGCCAGACGATCGACTTTAACCTAAATACGAAAAGTTTCGGAGATTATAACGC